AGGCAAAATGGCTGTAGCATTTTGTGCAGCTATAATACTTTTAACTATTTGGAATTGGATATTCTAAATGGACGTTAAATATATTGTGGTACATTGTTCAGCAACACGACCATCACAAGACATCGGTGCAAGAACTATTAATGCTTGGCACAAAGAACGTGGATTTGATAAAATAGGTTATCACTATGTTATTAAAAGAAACGGTAATGTAGAATTAGGTCGTGATGAACAAACTCAAGGCGCACATGCTTTGGGTTATAACCACAATAGTCTTGGTATCTGTTTAGTAGGCGGGTCACAAGAAGAAGATCATACAAAAGCTGAAAACAATTTCACAGACGATCAATGGAATAGTTTTGGTTACCTAATAGATCAACTAGAAGAAAAATATTTGGGAGTTAAAATTATTGGACATAACGAAATAAGCAAAAAAGAATGTCCAGCATTCGACGTACAGGAGTGGAATAATGAGCGAATCAGAAAAGACAAAAAGTAAAGCCCAAGAAATAACAACATTATTAATTAATCAAGCACATCAAAAGTTATCAAGTGGAGTAGAATTATCAGCAAGTGATTTAAAGGTTTGTTTAGATATTTCTAAAGCTTATGGCATTGAAGAAAAAGAAAAACCTACAAACATAATTGAAAATTTACCATTTGATGAATTAGAAAAGGACCAAAATGAAGAAGAGAAACTATAAGCAAGAATATCTTACATACGGTTCTACAACTAAAGCAAAAAAAGATAGAGCTTCTAGAAACAAAGTTAGAAGAGCTTTAACTAGAACAGGAAGAGTATCTAAAGGTGACGGTAGAGATATCGATCATCGTGATGGTAACCCAAGAAATAATTCTCGAAGAAATTTAAGAGTTATGTCTAGAAGTAAAAACAGAGCTAAGCACTAATGGACCCAAGATTAAAAGATTTTAAAAATTTTTTGTATCTAACATGGAACCATCTTAATTTACCAGAACCCACACCTATTCAATATGATATTGCGGACTTCTTACAACAAGGTCCTAAAAGATTAGTTATTGAAGCCTTTCGTGGTGTAGGTAAATCATGGATTACATCTGCTTTTGTATGTCATCAATTATTATTAGATCCACAAAAAAATATATTAGTTGTTTCAGCATCTAAAAGTAGATCAGATGATTTCTCAACGTTTACACAAAGACTTATAAGTGAAATGCCAATATTAGAGCATTTGCAACCGAGAAATGATCAAAGACATTCTAAAATTAGTTTTGATGTAGGACCTGCAAGAGCATCTCATGCTCCTTCAGTTAAATCATTAGGTGTTACATCACAATTAACAGGATCACGTGCTGATCTTATTGTAGCTGACGACGTAGAATCAGCAAATAATAGTCAAACACAATTAATGAGAGACAGATTAAGTGAAACTGTAAAAGAATTTGATGCAATTATAAAACCAGAAGTTGGTAGAATTGTATTTCTAGGAACACCACAAACAGAATTTAGTTTATATAATAACTTAGAAGAACGTGGCTTTAAAACACGTATATGGCCAGCTAGAATGCCTAACGATACACAAAGAATCAGTTACGGAAACAAACTAGCACCTAAATTAATAAAAGCAAAAGGTAAACCAGGCGATCCAGTAGACGCAAAACGTTTTGATGAAACAGATTTATTAGAACGTGAAGCATCTTATGGTCGTTCAGGCTTTGCATTACAGTTTATGTTGGACACAACGCTATCTGATATGGATAGATACCCACTTAAGCTAAATGATCTTATAGTTTTGTCCGGTTCTAGTAGTTGGAAAGAAGCTCCAGTGAAAGTATTATGGGCAAGTGGCCAAGATAATATTAAAAGTTTAGATCCCGATATTCCTAACGTAGGCTTAAAAGGAGATTACTATACATCTCCAATGCATGTGAGTGATGAATATAAGGAATTCGAAGGATCTGTGCTTGCCATCGACCCAAGTGGACGTGGTGCTGACAAAACGGCATATACAGTAGTTAAAATGCTACACGGATGCTTATATATTACAGACTTCGGCGCCCTCGATGGCGGGTATGATGAGGTTACACTCAAAAGAATTGTATCTGCAGCTAAGAAACAAAATGTAAATCAAATAGTTGTCGAGAGTAACTTTGGAGATGGTATGTTTCTTCAGATATTGCAACCAGTATTACAAAAGTATTATCCTTGTAGTATAGAAGAAGTAAGACACAATGTTCAAAAAGAGAAAAGAATTATAGATACATTGGAACCAGTCATGAATCAACACAGACTTATTGTTGATGACAAACTAATACGTAATGATTTTAATAATCACGAACAAGATCATAGATTATTCTTTCAGATGTCTAGATTAACACGTGACAAAGGGTCATTGAGACATGATGACTTATTAGATTGTTTAAGTATGGCTGTAAACTATTGGACAACAGTAATGGATGTAGATCAAGATCAAGCTGGAGTCGAACACAGAGAATCAATGTTACAAAAAGATTTAGACAGATTCATGGAGAATGCCACAGGTAGACCTCAACGTCGCGCAAATTGGATAGGTTAGGCCTCACCAGAGCGCGTGTGGTAGCCTTTTATCTAGTCCGGTATATGTTTATATACAGGTAAATTGGTACACGTATCGGTATGGCCCTTGTGTATGTCATGGATAGTAATAACGAGATAGATTAATTGGAGCCTCTATTAGAGAAGGGCTCTTATGGTCTCTCTCCCAATAGGAGCTCTTCGCAACAAAATGAAATATCCAAAAGTCACTAAGCAGATCTTGAAGGCTGATTATGTACAAGTAACATGGTCAGACATCAACAGCGATTCTTCTTGGAAGACACTCAAGGACGCAATGAACAGTAAGGTAACAATATGTATCAGTACTGGTTGGTTGATTAGACAGGACAAAGACGTACATGTCATTGTGGCTGATGTTAACTTTAATGACGATGGGACACTTGGAGACGTTGGGAACATAACAACAATGCCTAGTTCTAATGTACTTAAGGTTACTAAGGTTCCTAATGTTTAGTCCGATGTTTGGGTAGAAAAATCTAAGAGGCCTTATGATATATATCGCCGCGAGGGTCCCCCTCCGCGATTTATGGGCACTGTGTCACTGATTATGTCACGCGTCGGTCCACAAATCAAATGAATCAATAACAATCAACAGATGATTTATCTCTTTTGTTGGATATTGTGACACACAGTCGCGCGCCTCGTTTGTTTTTGCTCTTATGTTTTTGTGTGGGCACTTTGGTTTTTTTGTGATTATATTTTATTTATATAATTGTAACAAATTAAACCAGTGTATCTTGAATGTATTATTAGTCATGTTGTCTTTTATAAATAAGTACTTTTGTTTGTTTGTAGTTAGTTTATAAAAAGAACAATAGAGTAATAATAACTCTTGTCTTCTTGCCATCTTATTACCTTTCCACTTATTAATATATATTATATAGAACACGTGTACACATATGTACTTTATAATGGTTATAAAGTGGATTGTTACAAAGTATTACAATGTAACATAATTGATACAGTGTGATATAAATGATACACTTGTGCATAAGTGTCACAGCTGTAATTTTTTTGTGTACCAATAGAATACTCCATGATACTAATGATTACATTAAACAACTTAATGGAAAGGGTTAGTATAATGACGGTTACAAATGACAATACAAAACAATTAGTAGTACGTAAGGATCGTAAGTTCGGTAACGAACATATATATCCTGTATGTAATAAAGCACAACTGTTTGCATGTATCAGTGGACACAAGACACTATTGCCAGCAGTAATACACAATATCAAAAGATTAGGTTATACAATCATCACGAAAGGAGAGACTATATGATATACTTTTTATTATTCGGATTTGCTATCATCGGCGTGTTTGCATATCTAGGTATTAAAGGAACGAATGAAATTATAGATTATAATGCTAGATATGAATATAACGATAATTGTCATTGTGGATATTGTAAATCGTGGAGAAAAATAAATAATATGTACAATGGTTAATAAATGCTTACAATAAACTAATAAATAACTTAATGGAAAGGGGTTATAATATGACGGCTAAAACAAATAAACATTACAACATCACTGATCTTAAAGATTCTATTACTGATTTAGAAAACCAGTATGCAGAACATTATATGCATGATGAAAAAGGTATGGAAATGGCTATACAATCAGCCATTAATTGTTGTAAGAAATTTATCAAAGATAACACAAGCACTACTGATAAATTAAATACATATAAGATCACAAGAAC